AATGAGAAATACACGCGCTGGGTAAAGACACAGCCGTGTGCGTGTTGTGGTAAGCCTGCTGACGATCCGCATCACCTGATTGGTCATGGTCAGGGGGGAATGGGGACAAAGGCCCACGATATTTTCACGCTACCGTTGTGCCGGGAGCACCACAACGAACTTCATGCAGACCCGCTGGAGTTTGAGAAAAAGTACGGCTCTCAGATTGAGTTAATTTTTCGTTTTCTTGATCACGCCTTTGCGACTGGCGTGCTCGGGTAAAAGAGGTGACTGATGCTCATAGATTTGGTTTTACCTTACCCGCCGACGGTGAACACTTACTGGAGACGCCGTGGCAGCACATATTTTGTATCAAAAGCAGGGGAGCGTTATCGCCGGGCAGTGGCGCTTATTGTTCGCCAGCAGCGACTGAAATTAAGCCTGTCCGGACGGCTGGCAATAAAAATTATTGCAGAGCCACCGGATAAGCGTCGTCGTGACCTGGACAATATTCTGAAAGCACCGCTGGATGCGCTGACGCATGCGGGAGTGCTTATTGATGACGAGCAGTTTGATGAAATCAATATTGTACGTGGTCAGCTTGTTCCTGGTGGTCGGTTGGGTGTGAAGATTTACAAAATTGAGAGTGAGTGAGCGTAAATATGATATATCCGGAAATGACAGGCAAAAGCGGCGAACATTTACGCCTGAACACGCTGGAAGCAGTCTGGATCCAGGGGAAATTACGGATGTGGGGGCGGTGGTCGTATATCGGTGGGGGTAAATCCGGAAATATGTTTAACCGGTTACTGGTTTCGAAAAAGCTGACGAAAACAGCAGTTAATGAGGTTTTACGCAGAATGAAGAAATCCGGGCTGGAAAAACCGGAACTTGAGGCATTTTTTTGGGATATGACCAGAGGGAAGCAGAAGAGCTGGTTGTCACATTGTACAGACGCAGAAGCGTTGATTATTGATCGCGTTATCAGTGAGGTGCTTGGGGAATATCCCGGGCTAATCAATGTTCTTCGGCAAAGGTACGAAGGCCGGGGAATGAGTAAGAGAAAAATGGCAGAATGTTTAAATCGTACTCACCCGGAATGGTGTTTCAGCACATGTGAGAAACGTATTGCAGGTTGGTTAGCCGTGGCTGAACACATGCTTTATGTACCTATGCACGATTCATTTCGATAAAAAAGCTTGCTTTTTTACGCAGAAACAGCTTTAATTCCTGTAAGCTTGGCAAAGCTGTATCGCGAGGCGAAACGCAAGTTTTTTTTCGCACAAGGAAGCCACCTGAAGGTGGTTTTTTTGTGTCTGCAATATACAGCAGCGCCATAAATTCGCTGGTGGTTATTAATACAGTTCTTTCAGCTTGCTGGCTTTTTCGACAAGAGTTATTGGTGTGTCACGTTAACCGGAAAAGGGAAAAAGGCATGCTAAAACAGCAGGATATGACAGAAACCGCCAGAGTGGTGTTTGATGAATTAAGCGTCACCGAACCGGCGACAGTCGGGGAGATTGCGCAGAATACTTACCTTTCACGCGAACGTTGCCAGTTAATACTGACTCAGCTTGTTATGGCGGGTCTGGCAGACTATCAGTTCGGTTGTTACAGACGCCTTCAGTCCTGAAGGCTTTTTTATTTGTGGTAAATGGGCGGCTGGTGGTGTTAGGGGCACTCACCAGCCATCTGCTCATGCTTCAGGATCACAAGCAAACCTCAGGCCCACTGCTTTGCGCAAAAGCAGAATGAGCCTATCAGAGACAGGCTTAATGATCCATGCTTAATACTGTAAAAATACCCAGTTGTGAGTTAATCAACGCTGACTGCCTGGAATTTATCCAGACCTTACCTGAAAACTCTGTCGATCTGATAGTCACAGACCCGCCATACTTTAAAGTAAAACCCAATGGCTGGGATAACCAGTGGAAGGGCGATGAAGATTACCTGAAGTGGCTGGACCTGTGTCTGGCGCAGTTCTGGCGGGTATTAAAGCCCGCGGGAAGCATTTACCTGTTCTGTGGGCATCGCCTGGCATCGGATATCGAAATCATGATGCGTGAGCGCTTCAGTGTGCTGAACCACATTATCTGGGCGAAGCCGTCCGGACGATGGAACGGGTGCAATAAAGAAAGCCTGCGGGCGTATTTCCCGGCCACAGAGCGTATTCTGTTCGCGGAACATTATCAGGGGCCGTACCGCCCGAAAGATGATGGCTATGAGGCGAAGGGCAGGGCACTGAAACAGCATGTGATAGCCCCGCTGATTTCTTACTTTCGTGATGCGCGTGCAGCCCTGGGGATAACGGCAAAACAGATAGTGGATGCCACGGGCAAGAAAAATATGGCGTCGCACTGGTTTAGTGCCAGTCAGTGGCAGTTACCGAACGAAAGCGATTATCTGAAATTGCAGGCGCTGTTTGCCAGGGTGGCAGAAGAGAAGCATCAGCGCGGAGAACTGGACAAGCCCCATCACCAACTGGTCAGCACATACAGTGAACTGAACCAGCAGTATACGGAACTGCAGAGTGAATATAAGCATCTGCGGCGGTATTTCGGTGTGACGGTGCAGGTGCCGTACACCGATGTGTGGACTCATAAACCGGTGCAGTACTATCCAGGGAAACATCCGTGCGAAAAACCGGCAGAAATGCTGCGGCAGATAATCTGCGCGAGCAGTCGTCCGGGTGACCTGGTGGCGGATTTTTTCATGGGTTCTGGCTCAACCATAAAAGCAGCTATGGCGCTCGGGCGTCGTGCAACTGGTGTTGAACTGGAGGCAGAACGTTTTGCGCAGACCGTTAAGGAGATTAGTCACATCCTTACATGCTCAATTGATGACGGGAAGGATGGATAAAGATATGGTCAGTTCAGGCTGTGAAGCAAGTAGACAGATAAGGCTACAATAAAAACTGACAATAGTAAAATAGCTTTTTCCCAGGTAGTCATGAATACGATCTCTTAAAGCGCCCGCTGATACCAGCGGGCAATACATACTGGCATTAATGTTAAGTTCAGGGATAATTCATCGTATTTTGTGGTACGACGCTATCAATGTTAATAAACAGTATTTTTCATGTAAAATTTCTGTTTTTTTGATCTGATTCTCGTTTCCTGGGTTATGATGTTGTTGTGAACCATGCTGTTGAATGATAATGTTCGGGTATAAAATTGTTGCTGATATGTAGCGCAGTGAGCAGGTGGTATTTCTGTTGCTGAGTGTACGGATACAGTGCTTCCCTCCCTCAGCGGGGGGGGGAAGGTGTGCTGTGGTTTTAGAAACACCGGAAACGAGAATGATGCGGGTTTGCTGGTGCCGGGATAGAGTCGCCGGAGGTCATGACATAGAGCAAAAAAGGAATGTGCATGCAAATACACACCTCTTCGGAGAGCTCTTCTTTATATGGATGAGCCTCAAGGTCAATAGTTCATCTGTTATGTATTCATATGTTGTTACTTATATAATCCATACGGGCATATCATCAGTACACACATACTATTATGGCATTTTATTTTTGTTTTAACTGAATTCCCGGGGCACTCTTTTTGATTTCTGATAAGGAACCAGAATTTTCTGTTAAATGGTGTCACGTTGTAAATGGTTAATGGAAGCAGCTTATTATCCATAATCACACCTGAGTTAACAGGTGTGAGAATACTTCCGGGTGGCAGGAACACATCTGACTGATACCAGATTATCAACTTTATTTTACACCATACAGTTGAAAACGTTATTCCGCTTGATGGGCATATCACTGTGTCAATAACTATCCATTCCATCTTTTAACCTTCTCGGTACACATTGCTTTCGATTGTTTTGCTAAAAATCATAGTCAATAAATCAGTGTAACTCATTGAAAAAGATCGTTTTCTTTGTCTTCCTGGGGTTTTCTTTTCTATTTTGTATCACTTTGGTTCAAGTTGTTTCATTTTTTTGTAATACAAATTAGCAGGATGAGCGGGAATATAAAAAAAATCGGATGTTTTTGTAACGGATATTATTTTTTGTAAAATAATGTATTTTTATTTAAATCTCTCTCAGAAAAGAATTTATTGTTCCTTTATATGGTGGAAAAGGTCATGGTATTTAAACACTACGATGTGGTCAGGGCGGCGTCGCCGTCAGACCTTGCTGAACGACTGACACAAAAACTGAAGGAGGGGTGGCAGCCATTTGGCAGTCCGGTGGCCATCACGCCTTATACACTGATGCAGGCCATTGCCGCAGAGGGTGATGTGACCACGCCTGTGGTTGTGCCCGACACAGGGGCTGGTGGCTCTCCGGGAGTGGCTACCACTGAACCGGAGTATTACTACGTTATTCCCCTGGCCGGGCAGTCGAACGGTATGTCCTATGGTGAGGGGCTTCCTCTGCCGGAGACCTATGATCGCCCTGACTCCCGTATTAAGCAGCTGGCGCGTCGCAGCACTGTGACGCCGGGTGGTGATACCTGTGCATACAATGACGTTATTCAGGCAGACCACTGTCTGCATGACGTCATTGATATGAGTGGATTCAACCACCCACGGGCCGACCTGACAAAGGGGCAGTATGGTTGTGTGGGGCAGGGGCTGCATATTGCCAAAAAGCTTCTGCCGTTCATTCCGGTAAATGCAGGTATTCTCCTGGTTCCGTGCTGTCGTGGTGGCTCAGCATTCACCTCCGGAGATGATGGCGCATTTACTGAGTCTACCGGTGCTTCCGCCAGCTCAGCCCGATGGGGAGTGGGTAAACCGTTGTATCAGGATTTTCTCTTCCGTACAA